CGCCCCGAGGGACGACTGAAGTGACTGACGACACCGGCTGAAGGGAGACAGGAGATCACAATGGGCATTGGTGGACAAGCTTCAGGCGATTTTCGCCTCAGCCAAGGCGCCCTGCGTGTCCTCTACTCGCTGATCAAGGACACGATCCCTGTCCTCGCAGCGGATGGATTCACGCAGAGCAATCCGAACGTCGTCACAACGACGGCAAACAAGTCGACCACGATTCCCGTGAATGTCAAGAAGGGCATTCTCGGAGGTTCGGTCGCTTTCACCCGTCCTGACGTCGGTGCAAACACCGTCGGCGGCGCGGTTCTCGTGGCCACAGCGTACGTGGCGAAGACCCGGCCCCTCGGCCTCTTCCTCAACGACGCGGCGGGCAACGCGTTCGAGAACACCCCCGCGGTGGCCTCGGGCAAGGGTCCCTTCCTCCGCGGCGGGGCGTGCGGCACGAAGCTGTACGAGACGCAGATCCAGATCGGTGCCAGCACTGCGCTGGCGTACTCGATCGGCGACCGTCTCTACGCGTCGGTCAACGGCTACCTCACCAACCGGTGGCAGGACTCCTACGAGGCCCAGTGGATCACTGCGGCTGCCGTCGGTGGCGCCACGTCGAGCGGTAACGCCGCTGAATACGATATCACCTGCATGGGTATCGTCCTCTCGCCTCCCGACGCCAACAACGCAGAGCTCTTCATCGAGCTCTACCTCTGATAGGGAAAGGAACAGAACACCATGAATCCCTACGGAGTACAGGTCGTCGACAACACCATCAAAGAGCGGATGGTGGATTCCCTCATCGGCACGTCGAAGGGTCGCAAGATCCTCGCCGCCTCGATGATCCAGCCGCTGCGTGACCGCCGCGACTACTCGAGCGTGGGACGCAAGACGTTCCTCGTCGAGCAACTTCCGGATGGAGCCCAGTCCATCTATGACAAGGACCCCGATGTCGTCGCGTACGTCATCGGCGAGGAGGGCGAGAGCATCACGGCGGTGGCCAAGCCGCGTCGCGTGCACTTCCCTCTCTTCGAGATCGCAGCCCTGCCCAAGGCACCCCTCACGCAGATCAAGGAGCGTCGCTACGACCTCCTGAAGCGCATGCAGGACCTCGGGAAGGCGCAGATCCAGGCTGCCGAGGACGACCGCGTCTTCAGCATCATGGACGCGATCGCGGTCAACGGCTTCGACTCGATCCCCGGCGGGACGAACCCGGACATTCCGGTCGTCGCCCCGAGCTCGCCCGCCATCCTGGCGGACGCGTTCGCCGAGATCGAGCGCCACGACCTCCGAGTGGCCCGTGTCTACATGAACGCGACGGACTACGCGGACATCCGCAAGTTCGGCCGCGACGTGCTGGACATCGAGTCGCAGGCGACTCTCTGGAAGACGGGCATGATGGCGACGGGCTGGAACGCCCAGTTCATCGTCAGCCGCCTCGTCCCCGCGGGCGTCGTCTACTGCTGCTGCGAGCCCGAGCACTTCGGTCGGATCCCGGTCCGCACGGAGCTCACGGTCCTCAGCGCGGACAACCCGGAGGAGCGCACGATCGGCTTCTCGATGTTCGAGAACCTCGGCATCGGCGCCTACAACCCGAAGGGCCTCGTCCGCCTCATCGTCACCCGCTGACGCTGAGCTGACAGCCTAACGGCCTTCTCGGCCCTGGCAGCCTTCGCGGCAGCCGGGGCCGAGTCGTATTCAGAGGGCGTGGACCCGCTCTACCGTTTCGACGTCGCACGGCTTGACGCCCTGCTTGCGCCACGTGGCCGTCCTGACCTTCCCGCTGCAACGGGCCGAAATCTCCGCCCCGCACGTCCGGCAGGCGTACTTCTGGTCGTAGCGCATGCGCCCGTCCACACCAGGAACCTGTACCGGGTCGCCCCTTCGCTCCCAGCAGTGCTTCCATGCGCCCTTCGGTTCCATGTCCGACCGTACGGTTCCGGGAGAGGTGGTTTACATGGTGAAGAAGAAGGACACAGTCAAGGTTGCCCGGGACGCGCGGGACGGGAAGTTCGTCACGAAGGATCAGCTGAAGAAGCGGCCAGCCTCGACGATCTCTCAGACGGTCAAGAAGCCGAAGAAGTCCGCCAAGAAATAGCCGTCCGGGCCTTACAGGCCGGAGACTACGACGACGGCGGCCCACTCCCGAACTTCGCTGGGCCACTCCGCGTTGGAGGCTAGGACCATCTCGGCCTCGACGGGTCCCATCCTCGCCTTCCAGGTCTCCCAGTGAGAGTGCTCGACGACTCCCGCCCTGTGGGCGTCGAGCATCATCGCCGGCAGTCCGTGCTCGGCCAGCAGCCTCAGGGCGTCCGCGTCCTTCTCCCCCTCCAGGATCCTGTCCAGGACCTCCAGGACGACGGTCATTCGGGGCTCCCTGCCCTTCATCCGCTCGATGCGGACGAGCTGGGATAGAGGAAGCTTGGACTGTTTGTCGGAGCTCACTTGTGATGGACCTTCATCGCATTGCTACGCGCGTGTCCCGGAGGTTTACGGCCGCCGTCCCGGAGTCCCTCCACGCCTACCAGGACGTGATGAAGGTCCTGACGGCCATCCGGACGCACGGCGCCGACCTGGTCGACCTCGTGCACGACTCCAACCTCGCCGGACCGGCCCTTGAGGGCGCTGAGGCCGCCATCCAGGCCTTCACCGTGGACTGGGGCCCGAAGGCGCAGGAGATGGAGTCGGCCGCGAAGGACCTGAAGATGAAGGTCGGGGATCAGGTCGTCCAGAGCCGCGGCAGGGGCTCCGACACCATGCGGAGTGCTCCCCGCATCCCCGGTTGAGTCTATGGACCTTCTTCGAATAGCCGCGCGCGTCGCAGTCACCGCCGGCCGCACCCTCGACTTCGTCGTCGACGAAGGTTACAGGAGGAAGGCCGAGCAGGCCGTGATGGAACTAGTGGATGTTTATTCCACCTGGCATGCCTCCCTGTACGGTGAGGCCAAGGACCAAGCCGGGAATTTCCTTGAGGGGCGCAACGCGTATGCGACTGCCGACGAGGCGTACGAGCAGACGACCGGCGAGTCTATCCAGTTCCCGCGGGATGGTGACGGCGACGAGGGCGTCATCCACGAGGGCGAACATCTGCTAATGGATAGCGACTGGCTGATACGCAATGTTGGCGGTGATCAGACTACCAAGAATCTGGCGGATGCCTTCCTCGACGAGGTCGCCATCTCCCGTCTTTCTCTGAGTGACCATATATCGTCGACGCGGCGTATAGCCGAGGGCCTCATCACCCTGATGGAATCCCGGAAGCTCTTGAAGAAGCACGACGTGCAAGGCTTCTTCGACGTCGTCGAAAGCGTCTCGCCGGGGCATTCAGAGCGCAAAAAGGCATGGAGTTCGGCCGTACGCCGTACTAGGGGGTCGAAGGGCTCCGGCCTTTTCGACGTCTCCCAGCAGTTCACGGAGGGCCTCATGTCCACCCTTTCTGTCGAGAGGGACCCGATCTCCCAGGAGGTCGAGGAGATAATGCGCAAGTTCTACTCTCGCATTTTCGTCATCTCCCGCAGGAACCTGAAGGCGGTGAAGGACTTCATCCGGGAGAAAGAGTCAGACCCCGCCTGGAAGGCTGCCAACGAATCCGGTGTGGACGCTGAGGTTCGTCGGCTGGTCGAAGATGGATTTACGGAGGAGGAGGCTCGGAGCAGTCTTAGGTAGTCGCCTGAAGCTTTCATGGCCCGTGGTGACATGGGTTCAGCATGTCCGAGCATGGGCGCCGCCTGCGACTGCGGTCATCAGTGCAACTGCAAGTGCGGCTGCAATGCCCTCCAGTCCTGTCAGTGTGGCCCTGGATGCAAGTGCGGCTGCCCCTGCGCCAACAAGGACGTTCCGATGAACCCTGACCGCCTCGCCTCACAGCTCCGCGCCATCGCGGACGGCATCGACCGCGCCGAGAGCCCTGACCGCAGGAAAGTCTACTCCGCCGTCCGGAACGTCCTCACCTCCGTCACAGGCCGCCTTCACGTCCGTCGGGCCGCGGTCCAGACGCCCGGAATCATGGCGAAGAAACCTCAGATCGACGAGGCCGTCCTTGCGCTCGTCCTCGATCAGCTCGAGGTGGACGACACCCGGGTCGGAGAGCTTGTGGCCGTGGAGGACTTCGTGGCCCAGGCCGTCTTCGACGCCACCTCCACTCTCTGTGAGGCGCTGGCCGACCTCGAGACCGAGTACGGTTACGGCTTCGAGTGGACGGAGGGCGGGGAGCCGCCTCCCGAGGAGGACGAGGTCCCCGCGGTGGGCAAGGCCCCCGAGGCCGCTCCCGAGCCCCCGGTCGAGGACTGATGTCGTCCAGGACGGCAATTCCGATCACGCCCGACGACCAGCTCAAGGGCATGGAGGGCGGGAAGGTGGAGAGCGAAGAGGTCCGGACCATGGCCACGGCCATCCGGAAGGTCCAGGCGACGTTCTCCGACCTGCTCGCCCACCAGCAGGCCGTCGACGCGTCGCTGAAGGGTGAGTTCGGAAAGAAGAACGCTCGCATTGTGCGGGACATCACGGAGTTGATCCTCGACATACAGGCGGAGGGGCGCGAGCTTCTGCACGTCGTAAGGCCGCCCGTCAGGGCGTCCTTTGACCTCGATGCTATCGCCGCCCGCGTGGTGGCCAGGAAGCCCGGTTCGTAAGTCGGGCGAGCCGTCCTGTACGTTGTGGCCTAATGGCCAAGTTCTCAGAGCTCCCCCTCCACACCTTCGGTCACTCCGTCCAGATGGCCGGCGCCGTCTACGTCGGCGGAGGACGTTCATTCCTCTTCGTGTTTCCTGACGACGTCCTTGAGGGGGACCTGGAGACCGTCCCTATGTCCCTCGACGATTGGAAGGAGCTCGTCCGGCAGACCGACATGCTCGACATGGAGCTGCTCGTCAAGCAGCCGGACGGTTCCGTCAAAAAGGCCATCTATCGCAAGAGCGAGCGCCAGGTCGACCAGAACGTCACCTGGACCGTCTTCCGGCGCGACGGGTACGCCTGCCGGTATTGCGGCAAGAACGACGTTCCGCTGACCGTCGACCACCTGATCTTGCATCACGAGGGAGGTCCGAGCGTCGAGGCGAACCTCCTGAGCGCCTGCCGCAAGTGCAACAAGATCCGGGGTGATATTCAGTACGCTGACTGGCTTGCTCACCCATTCTACGTTGAGCGGGCTAAGGGCCTCAGTCCGGCCGTCCGTGAGCAGAACCTCGCGATGGCCGCCGGGCTCGACAAGGTTCACCGTGTGAAGGTCAAGACGCGATGAACGTCGGTCCTAAAGGCTCGACGGGGCCTCAAGGCGCACAGGGGCCGGAGTATACGGTCTCCTCGTTCAAAATGTCCGTGAGCAGGGATGAGCTCGGGCTTCCGCCAAGGACGGCCGCGGTCATGGACGCGGAGAAGAAGGTCGTCGACTTCTTCAGCGCTGCCAATAAGACCCGGCGTGGCCTCGATGCTGAGTGCCCCGTTTGTCAGGCCGCCGTGATCGTGCGGCTCCGCGGCCGGGATGGTCGTGCCTTCCTCGGGTGCTCTCGATACCCCCAGTGCTCAGGGTCGATTGACGTCCCTGACCAGGCCCAGAACGAGGCCAAGAACTGGGAGCGCCAATCTATGGCCTCTGGCCGCACTGCTTCGATGCTCCCAAACAAGCACATGGAGACGCATTACTCGGACGAGGTTGACGATGAGGACATTGACGAGGCTCTTGGGAGGGGCATGCCCCCGGGACGTTTGATCGAGGTCTCGGGTAAGTCTTTCTCGTGGAAGGACGGGGTCTTCCACACCTTCAAGGCCGTCAAGGACATCACGATCGGCGGCAGGGTCAAAATTCGCAGCCGCGACGAGTTCTACTTCGACGGGAAGACCCTCCTCCGGAGTCCCGACGAAGAAAACTTTCTCCCGGAGATGAAAGGGCTCCTCCACACGGAGTGGGTTAGCTACCTGGGCGTGTCGGAGGTTCGGGAGATTGAGGCGTATAGGGCGAGAGTCAAAAAGATGGAGAAGGAGAAGATGATGAAGGAAGCGGCAGATCAGGCGGATGTGGGAGTTCCCGACAACGGAATCCGGGCGAGGCTCGCGCGCAGCGCCAAGAAGGCGCCGTACCGCATGGCGCGCATGCGAGCCCTGACGACCGGGAAGAAGGCCCTCCTGGCCGTCGCTAAATCCCGCGTCAAGCCGGCCGCGTATGACATGATCGAGGCCTTCCTCGACACGGACGCCGGACAGGGCGCGGTCATCGGCCTGATTGGCCTGGCCGGCCCGATGACGCCGAAGCTCGGCAAGAACAAACACGTCCAGGCTCTGTCGGAGGAGTTCCTCGACGAGGGCGTCGCCAAGGGCTTCAACCAGGTCCTGTCTCTCGTCGCCATGATCGTGGAGCCGGCCCTCGAGAGCGCCATCCGGGAAATGCCCGGCGTGGACGCCATTGCCGACAAGGTCGTTCCGAAGCGCCGCAAGAAGCGCGTGGCGACCTCGGTTCCGGAGGCCCGCGTCGGCACGCGGGACACCCGTTCCGAAGGCGAGGACGAAGAGGAGGAGGTTCGCCCCAAGAACGCCCTCCGTGCCATCCCCTCTCGGTGACTAAGGCTCTCATCGCCGCGCAAGGACGCCGTATGAGCCTTTCGACATGTCGGACCGAATAGGTAGGCAGGTGGACCTACGCCGCATAGCCGCGCGGGTCGCGGCCGGAGCTCCGTCCTGGGCAAGGTGGTTCCACGTCTCGCCGTGGGACCTGGGTAGGACGACAGTTCTTG